TGACGCCATTCAAAAGATTCTAGTCGCGGCGGGGACCGTCGAGGAAGCCGTCATGGCTTCCGTACAACGGAAAGCTCTAAACATAGCGGAACTACACGGAGTTTGAACAACTTCATACTAACCAAAAACCAAACCATGAAATACGACCAATACGCGAAAGCAGCAAAAATCTTGAGGCCGATGAAAAAACGCCTACTCGATATTGCAAACAAAAGTAAACTGCCGACCACAAGGGTCCAACAGTGCCGCCTACTAAAATCAACCAGAGAAAATATAGATAAACTTATGTTCCTTATGGATGATGGACTTTGGGCAGACAATCCTGAAGGAGACCGCACAAAAGAAACCTTTGATCCCAAGAAACCAAACGATTTATTTTTCTAATGTCCATTCTCCACTCCTAAACTGCCATGAACAGTGAATACCTTGAATCCTTGAGGGCACATGTAAGCTATTGTGAGAGGCGTGACACACCAGCCTCCTTTCCGGCGAAGGCCCGAGAGAGATTATCAAATGACGAGGAGATGCATGACAACCAGCTTGCCCAGTTCGGGGCGGCTTGCAATATCCTGCCCTCCTCCACCCCCCAACGCTTGGGGTTCCATGCGCGGAAGAGTGGCAAGTGAAAAAGAATTAACAACACATACAACCAACAAATGAACAAGAATAGCCCAGACCACAGCTCGCGCGGCCACGCTGAATTCAGCCCCTCCAGCCTCAAGTACTTGGCAGGTTGTGGGGGCTACCACGGCAGGGACGGCACAAACGCCGCCGCTGAAATGGGTACCCGCATCCACGAAGCCTTGGAAGTACACGATCCTTCGGCTCTGCATAACGAAGAAGAACTATCCATTTATGAGCAGATCGTTGAGATGGAGGGTGCATTCATGGGGAATTTTCCACCTGTTATCGAAGAGCACAACGAGATCCAAGTCGACGTTGAACTGGATGGGACAGGAACATGGGGAACCTGCGACAGGTTCCTCATCCTTGAGTCAGGTGAAGCCGTAATGGCAGACTACAAAACAGGGATAAGTATCATCGACCCACCCGACAAGAACTGGCAAGCGAAAGCTTATGCGGTCGGAGCTTTCCAGAAGTTCCCCGACATAGAGAAAATAGTATTCGTGTTCTATGTACCCAAGCACAACGCAAGTCTTCACCACACATTTAACCGAACGGACGTCGACGGTATTGTAGCCGAGCTAAGTGACGTTATTAAAAAAGCCGAGAAGACCCGCCCCAAATGGGATTCGGGAACCCCTAGTCTGGGTGACCTGACCCCCAACGTGAACTGTCGCTTCTGCCGCTATGAAGATTCCTGCCCCGCCCTCGGTGGGCTGGTTATCGAGGTTGCCAAGAAGATCAACCCCCAGCTACCGGACGTAGATATCGAAGGCACGGAAGATCCTGAGATTGTAGAACAACTGTGGGCCATTGCTAAAATCGTCTCCAACTGGGCAGACCGCTTCAAAAAGAAGGCGGTAGCCCTAGCCAAGGATGGCACCGAGTTCCCCTCTCTTAAACTGAAGAGTATGGGAGCATCACGACGCATCATGGACAACGAAAGCCTCTTGGAAGTAGCGTCTGAATTTGGAGTGAGTGCTGAAGATGTGCTGAAACACGCAAATATTCCTCTAGCGAAACTCGCTAAGGCCGTGGGCGATACGGCTGAAAAAGGAGGGAAGAGAAAATTATCTGACAATTTCGTTGACGCCTGCGAAGACGCAGGCATTATCGAAACCTCAGACCCGCGGTATACTTTATCGTAGGTTGTAACCAAGAACCAAAAACGTAACCATGAGTAACGAAACTACGGCTCTCGCAGCCGCACCTAAAGGAGGGATGATCCCTAACGAAGCTGGCTTCGTCATCGACGCCTCGGATATTGATATCCCCCGCTTGAACATCGTCCAAAAGACGAGTGACATTGACGCGCCCTTCGGGAGTGCCGTCCTCGATAAGAAGCATATTCTGCTGCCCCCGGAAGAGCCTACGGAAGTATCCGTGCTCGCCGCAACAAAGGGCTGGCGTGAAGATGTACCCTTTGAAGAGGACGCGATGCCCCAAATCGCATACACCGAGGAGGTACGGGCGAAGCTCGCGGAATCCTCGGAGTATAACCTGCTTGAATTCGCAGAGATCACTCTGTTGTTCAAGCAGCCTAAGGACGATAAAAATGACGGGGCTTACCCGTTCACCATCGGGGAGCACCGATACGCCCTCGGGAAAATCAACGTGGCAAAGGACGCCTACCGGCAGACCTTCAAGCGTCTGGCTACTTATGCAGCCTTCAACCGAGACAAAAACCTCGGGGAAATTCTGTGGAGCTTTGAGTCCGCCCCTATCACTAGGGGTAAGTATAGCTGGTTCGCCCCCATGCTCACCGTGTCTCAGAACGCGCCCGACAAGGCCGTGGCTGAGTGGATCGCAGACTTCAACGCACGCTAGTCATGTCTGGAGAACCTACAGATCCTACGATTCCTATCCTCACTGGCGAGGCTAAGATGCTCACAGATATGATTACCAAGCTGGACGAACAGCTTGCGGAAGTCGCAATCAACCGCCTCAAACTGGTCACAGTGAGAGACGCCTTGGTATCGACCCTTGGCATTGACGTTGAGCAACTGGAGCTTCCACTCCCCATGCCCGTGGCGGAAGACGAACCGGATAGTAAAACGGACGATGGCTTGGAAGAAGCCATTCATTACTACGTGGATACTCCCGACGCAGAAAAAGTCTCTCCCTAGGAGAATAAAGAGGGCATATGGAATTGCGGCGGGGTGTTGCAGCTCTGGTTAGTAATGTGTCCTGTCCAGTAACCGCATAAAACTGGATGCCCTCTTTGCTTAACCCCCACTGGCGATTAGTCTGTGGTTTTCTTATCGCTGGTGGGGGCTTTCCTTTATCAAAATGTATACCTATGCTCTCGATTACGAAACCTACTACGACAAGAGTTGTAGTATTCGGACCCTCGGCCCCCTTGGATACTTCTCCCACCCCGACTTCGATGCTTACATGGTGTCCGTGGTCGGAACAGACGGGACATCTTTTGTGGGGAGCCCTAAAGATTTTAACTGGAGCCTCCTCAACGGGAGCGTCGTCCTAAGTCACAACGCATCATTTGATGAAACCCTATATCTATATGGAACGGCCCGCGGCTGGTGGCCGAAAATCTCCCCCGCCGCGTGGCATTGTACCGCAGATATGGCGGTGTATGTGCGGCTTCCTCGGGCGCTTAAGGGAGCGGCTGGCGAGGCTTTTGGACTGACCGTAGACAAAAGCACCCGCGACAATATGAGCGGGAAACGGTGGGAGGAAATGACTGACGAGTTCCGTAAGGAAGTCAGTGACTACGCCTTGCAGGATGCACAACTATGCTTGGACTTATGGGATACGCACCATCAAAACTGGCCCGAGCATGAAAAAGCAATCAGTGTGCTTAACCGGCGGATCACCCAGCGGGGACTCCCCATCGACGCGGAGCTGCTTAAATCTCAACTTGAGGTAATAAACAGTAAGCTATTTGAAGCCGAGGAAGCTATCCCGTGGATGGGGAACGCACCTCTGTTGAGCCGAAAGGCTTTCGATGACCAATGTCGAGCCGTGGGTATTGAACCTCCGGGTAGCCTTGCCGCTACAGACGAAGACGCACAGAAGTGGATAGACTACCACGGTAAGAAACACGCATGGATTGACGCAGTTCGTAGTTGGCGCAGGATCAACGCACTCAAGAAAAAGATAGAGAGCTTCGACTTCGCCACCATGCCTGATGGGCGTTACTACGGCGGGATCATGTACTTCGGGGCGCACACAGGGCGTTTCAGTGGGGGCGGGGGTAACCTCAACCTGCAGAACCTCCCACGGGAAGAGATGTTCGGGGTCAATCTTAGGAATCTCATCTCAACTAAACCGGACAAGAGACTTATCGTAGCGGACCTAAGTCAGATTGAGGTGCGTACACTCTGCTGGCTGGCCGAGGATAAAAAAATGCTGGGGGAGATCGAGGGGTCTGATGACATTTATGAAGCTTTTGCCATCCGGTTCGGGCAGTGGGACAAAGAGAAAGGCTCCCTTAAACAAGACCCGAAACTACGCCACAAAATTAAGGCGATGGTCCTTGGGTGTGGCTATGGGGCCGGTAAAGCTAGGTTTGCCCAAATGTCAGGCATGGGCCAGAAAGACGCTAATGCCGCCGTGGATCTTTACCGCGAGTCTATGAACTCCGTGACCAAACTGTGGCGATATTTCAACTCGGGCATAGCGGGCACTTATGATTTATCCGTACAGGGCTACCTTACCCCCTTCACAGTGGACTTGCCGAGTGGCCGCGTTCTTGACTACGGGATTATCCGCACAGATGGGAAGGGGGAGGACCGGCATTTTACCGCCAAGTTAATGCGGCACGGGAAGAGGGTAGCCGTAAAATTGTGGGGCGGGTTCGTAGCGGAGAACGCCTCCCAAGCCCTAGCCCGCGACATTTTCAGTGATATGCTTGTAAGGATTGACGAAGCGGGCTACAAGATCGTGCTTCATGTGCATGATGAAGTAGTCATCGAGGCTGACGCCGACCAAGCTGAGGAATCCTTGCAGCACATCCTGAAAATAATGTCTAAACCGCCCGAATGGATATCTGATATTCCGCTCGCCGCTGAAGGATCAATCTTATCACGTTACACAAAATGAGTTACCGATACATAAAGAACCTAAGAGATACCAAATGCTTCAAAACATCTGACCCCGCGGCCCTTAACAAATCGAAACCTAAATTCAGCAGCAAAGCAGATTTCAGGGCATGGTGCGCCAACTCCAAGACAGACCACGTATTTTATAGTCTGGTAGAAGGTAGTGCTCCATCCAAACGGATTTCAACCGACAACCCCCCTAACAAAATTTACGGGGTGATAGCCGACTACGACGCCCCCGTAAACTGGGCAGAGGTGGGCGCGGTCATCGCGGCTAAGTGTCCTAACCACCCGCCGACATGGCGGTCAGAAACGCAATCGGGCTACATCCGGCTAGTGTGGGAGTTTGAAAAAGGGATGCCTATTGCTCCCGAAATGTTCGACACGTTTATCAAGTGCCTTAAGAACATTATAAAACCAGACAGGATTCTTGCCGGATTTGACTCCTCCTCTTTACGGGCGTCCCAGTATTTCGAGCTGGGAATAAACTGGGTAAACATGGGGGGACTTGTGTCCAGCGCCACAATCCAGACCGCGCTGACAAAGGCCGCGGCTTCCAAGCCACCCACCACCAGCGACACGGCTATCCCCATCGAGGTAGTAGCCGCCGAAATCGACAAGCAATTCCCCAACAGATGGATCGGAGATTTTGAGGTCGGTACCCGAGGCCCCCTGTTCTGGATAGACGACGGCATCCACCGAGAAGGCTGTCAGGTAGGCGACGACGGGATGGTCTGCTACTCAGACCGAGCGGGTAAGGGATTCGTCAGCTGGCGGGAAATATTCGGAGCCAAGTTCGTCTCAGACCACGAGGAGACGAAGATGGGGAACCTGCTAGACGAGTATTGGTTCAATGGCCGCGCTTTCTTCAAACTCCTGTATAACTCTGCGGTGACTATCCCCAAGGAACAACTGATATTGGAACTCAGGCAGACGGGATTTTCCATGAAACCAAAGAAAGGACAGGCTCTTACAGAAGTAGAAGCCGCCATCCTTACGATAAGTAACCACAACCGCATAGACGAGATTGCACCCGTAATCTTCTCCAGTAACCGTGTAGTGTCATACAACAGTCAACGGATACTCAATAACGCGAACCTCATACCCGTGGAACCAGCTGAGGACGGGGACCCAGCCAACTGGCCCTTCATCCATGATTGGTTGGAGCAGCTCTTCAAGAACTCCACCCCTATAAACACACTAAACTATTTCTACGCATGGATGAAACGCTTTTACGAAGCCGTCATCAACCGGAAGATGTCGCAAGGACAGGCGCTCATCCTCGTAGGCGCGACCAGTAAAGGTAAGAGTCTACTGTCGAACCGGGTTATCTCAGGTCTAGTAGGCGGCTACGCCGACGCCAGCGACTACCTCTCTGGGCAAACCAAATTCAACAAGGATCTCGGTAGGGTCGCGGCATGGGTGATCGATGACACGACTTCAGCCGCGAGCTTCCAAGACCAGAGGAAAGCCACGGAACTTATCAAACGGGCCGTCGCTAACCCCCGAGTCGAATACCAAGCGAAGTACGCAGACTCTCTATCAGTTCCGTGGGCAGGCCGGGTTATCCTGTCACTCAACATGGACGCCAACAGCCTGTCCGTCATCCCGGCACTGGATAGCAGCAACCGCGATAAACTAATGGCTCTCCGAGTGAGGGACGAAGCCCGAAGCTCCTTCCCATCAAATAGCACTGTCGAGACCACGATACATCAGGAACTCCCCCACTTTGGTAAGTGGCTTCTAGACTGGACCCCACCACAAGAAGTCATAATCGGGGGGCGTTTCGGGGTAGTCAGTTTCATTGACGAGTCTGTGGCATCCGCTGCATACGACAATTCCAGTAGGTCGTCTATTGCCGAACTGGTCGAGTTCTTCTGCAAACGCTGCCGGGAACAAAATGATACCATACCTAAATGGCAGGGTACCCTCACAGAATTCCAAGTCCTGCTCCACGAATTTAATAACGGTCGGAGTGTGGGCATGAGCCACAATCTGGAGTTCGTTAGAAGGGGTATGGCCTCCCTAGAGGAGGCGAGGAAGAACAACACCCATGTTCGCCCAGTCCACTCCCAAGGCAAGGGTGGGGGAAAAATGTGGACAATCGACCTAGCGAAAACTTTTGACATATCCGAAGCCTCGGTATAACGAAGCCTATGGCAGACCCCCATGAACACGTGCGCGAGCTTGAAGACCTTGAACGGGTGGAGACCCACATTCAGTTCCTGCGAGAGGATTACCGGATGCTCACAAACCGGATTGATTACCACCTGCGGGAGCGTAGTCGACTGGAGGGGGAGCTACGTAAACTCAAGGGAGTGGCCGCACGCATCAAAGGGATAAGGGCAGACGAAGACATTTGATAGGTACATGGTAACCACTTACCCTGTAAATAAACCCATCGTCCCCCTTCTCCCCCCGTTTCTTATAGTCCCCGCTCTTTAAGAGTCTAGGTGTCGGTAGCCACCCAAGCAACCAAGCCTTGCTCAGGTCTTTGCGTACTCGGACAAAATAGTAATACCCTGCTTCGGGGTCCTTATCAGGCGGGCAATTCACCGAAGCCGTATAGTGGGGCAAGGGTGTACCACTGCAGCTCTTTGACTTAATATCTATCTTCTTGCCCTTGAGGGAATAATCATGGGTGTAGCACCGCCCACCCACATACTTAGCATCGGGGTATAAGAGACCAAAAGCTATCTCTCCCAAAAACCCCGTCATTCGACCCAGCCCCCGTGTAAACGAGTTGGGGGTTATACCCAATTTCTGGCTGCGCTCGAAAGCCTGTTTCACATTCTCAGAAGAGGGTGTGAAAACAATGAACTTGCTCCCCTTCTTTTTCGAGAACTGTCGGGGCAGCTTCCTCATTCATTGCCGTGGGTTTAATACATGGGGGCTGACATCTTCTTCGTTCATTGGATCAGGCGTTGTTCAACGGACTCTTCAAAGGTTATATCTTTCGATTTCTCTTCAGATTTAAGGGCAACCGAAACATTGTCCATTCGACCGGCTACCCCACTGCCGGATTTAACAGCATCCCGGTATTCATCGTGATTGAGGAACTCATCCCCGGCCTCTTGGAATTTGCCCTCACGAATCAACTTAAGGGTCTTGGGTGACCCCGTTATACCACCCCTGTAAAAAGACGCTATAAGCTGGTTCTGGGTGTTGGGCTGCATATCAAAAAACCTATTCCCAATCAGGGACACGATCTTCGGTAGGCGGTCAGACAGTTCCGTTTTAGCGAGTTTTATCGCCGCGTCTTTACTAAGCGTCTTGTTATAGAAGGGGGACTTTTTATAAGCCTTGTCAGACCCATCCCCAATCAAATGGCCCACACCAATAGTCCACTTACCCTTGGAGTCTTTGTACGGTTTTGAACGAAATCCCTCATAAGCGAACAAGACATCGAACGCCGCATTGATATCAACGGGCCTCTTATGGGGACTTGTTAAAGCGATCTTTGGGGAGGGCATATCTTAAGGTTTGGTTCGTTGAACGAAGCGATCCCAAGAAGGAAAAAATATTTCATCCATACACCGGACAATAGCTTCCTCTTCGTAGGTCTCACAAAACGAAAGCCCTGAAATACCTAAAGCCGCGTGGAGCATCTCGTGACGGATCGTGTCGTGTATATCTTCACCCTTGAGGGCCTTGTCAATCGTGATGAGTTTGCGCCGATGAGAGTAAGTCCCATAACAATCATCGTCCCCCAAGTCCCTGAACTGAATCCGAACTCGGACCCCAGCCATGGTTATACTTTGGGGGACTTTCATCCTCCAGTAAACTTGATGAGGGCGTGGGCATAGACCCCTGCCAATTTATCGCGGCTATTGTTAATCATCCGCCATTCGGCTTCGTTAGACCCAAAGAAAGGTTCCGCGATAACGGCAGGGCAATGTGTCTTACGTAAGAAAGCGGACCCCCGCTGACGGGGACCGCGTGGTTTAATACCTCTGGAGGCGATATCAGGGTATGACTCTTCCATCGAATCGCGCAGCGCCGTAGCTAGCCACTTACCACCGGCACTTGTGGGCCAGTATAGCCACTCATGGCCTTTGGCGGACGGGCTGGCGGAATTAAAGTGCAGCTCAATCACCGCAGTGACCTCGTCTTCGCGCATCGTTCGGGCAATATAGTTGATCGCTCCGGTGTAGCTCTGCGCGGGGTATTTGTCATAGATGACGTAGTTATTACCGCTAGCCCATCCATGACTGTTGCTTAGTACATGCCCGATGCGGCGCACAAGGTCGCGGTTAAAATCCCACTCGCTGACAACATATTCCCCATACGTGTAAGCTCCCTGATCACCGAGGCGTGAATGCCCCACACATAATCCAATCTTCATTTCTTTATAACACGATACAGGGACACAAGTCCCACAGTAATGCCCACAAGCAGTGAACCAATCCGCAGCCAGAATTCAAACTGCTCCTGCATACTTGTAATGAGACCCAACGTGGGAGCCGCCATGCCAACTAACGAGTCTATGAATCGGGGGTTCATCATTTTTCGGATTTACTAGAATAATATCTCCCCGACCCCGGATCTTTGTAGATGATGTTGCCCAGTTTTGCTTCCCGCTCTTCTAGCTGCTTCCAAGTTCGATGCTTACGGCCCTTAAGCAACTGACCAGTTCTAGGGTCTCTGCTGGAGCCGTGTACATACCACCCCTCTTCTTCCCTCTCTGTTTTCGGGTGCCAAACCCACGCTTCAAAAGATGTTTCACCTGTTTTGGGGTCAGTGTAACTAACCTCATCGTCGGGATCGCCGCGCCATGTGGGTTTTGACATCGCGGGCAACGGGGCTAACTGCCTTAACTCTTCCGCAGTAAACTCATCGTAACCAGTTCCTTCAGGGTCAAATTCAGCCTCCCTACCTTTGATGAGACGCTCAACTACTTCTGTAAAGGACTCAGGCATCACTTCTCCCCGATGATCACGGCCCTCCGGTAGCTGTAGTCACTGTGGAATTTGTGGTCTTCCCGACCCACCAGACTGCCCTCACAGAACTCGTAGAGTTGGCCCTCTTTAAGTGTGATCGTCGGGGGATCGTAGAGGGCGCTCGCGTTCGCGCTTGATGCGTTTGGCAACTCGTTCCATGAGCAGCTTGTCAGCGGGAGAACCGCCAGCGGCCAGAGCATCAAGACGATCTTCAAG